TTGCAGGCTCTGGCACCACGGGTATAGCGTGCAAGAACCTCAACCGAAATTTCATACTAATTGAAAAGGAACAGGAGTATTGCGACATTATCAACCAACGCCTCTCCTCCCTAGACAAAGAAATCATCAACCCTAAAGAATAAAGATATGGAAACAATAATTGGAGTATTAACATTAGTCGTTTTATTTGCAGGAGTATGTATGTTGGTAGGAAAACCTAAAAATGAAAGTGGTTGGTTAGATAAAGAATAAATATATATGAAAAACATAAACAGTGAACGTAATACAGGATATAATGTCTAAAATTATGTTATAATAAGTACAAAAAACATGTGTAGGACGCTACTCAAAAAGAAAAGCAAAACAAAGATCTCGACATTAAAACGGAAATTGTGGAAATTGTTCAGTAAATTTATAAGAGAAAGAGACAAGTACACATGCGTTACTTGTGACAGAGTAGCCACAGGATCAGGCATGCACGCTGGGCACTTCATTAGTAAGTCCATAGGAGGTATTGATTTATACTTCCACGAGGAGAATGTCCGGGCACAGTGCTACAATTGCAATATAAACCTCGGAGGTAATCACTACATCTACGGAAAGAGACTCGGAGACAAAAAAGCAGAGGAGCTATATAAAATTAAAAACCAAGTAACCCAGAAATGGACAGAGCAAGATTATCTAGCAAAGATTGAATATTATGATTGCAGAAATAACAATACAACCAGATGACGTGTATGTAGTAAAAGCACATCACATACTAAAGAACTTCGAAGACGACACCTTCACGGTCTACCACGGCATGAATAAAGTAGAATCATTCAACACATCAGAGAAAGCAAAAGAGTTTGCAAAAGATTATAAAATAACTAACGGTCTCTACACAGAAGAAGACCAACTAATAGAATCAATATGAACCTCAAAAATAAACTCACAACACTAGATGGAAAAGAAATGGACACAACTGTCGGAAAGATAGTAGCCCAAGTACTCACAGGAGAAAAGAACGCAGACCCAGCAAGAGCCTACGCACTAGGACTGGACGCATTCAAAGAGGAAGCAGACTGGAATGACTCAGACCTTGAATTTATCACCGCAGCATTAAAGAAATCAGAAGCATTTACACCGTTGGCTATTGGTCAGGTATTGCAGGAGATTGCGAAAAAGAAAGAAGATCTACCAACCAAGAAATAACAATCAGGTTTACTGAATTATATTCTAGACAACACAGACAGCGACGAGGTTTTAATGCTTGATGATGATATTAAATATATTGGATGCTACAACAACATGGCATTGCATAAGTTTACGGAGACTGAAATACTTACCTTTGTATCGGATGAAGATGGCCAATGGGAAGGGAAGGTGTTTCATATATCTATACAAGAAGTAACAGACGTTGTATAATATATACATATGTCGGGAAAAACCGAAATAAAACCGAGCGACTACCAAGAGGAACCAGGAGGTCTATTTAAAAAGGGAAATCCTGGAAAGCCTAAAGGCTCACGCCATATGACAACGCTATTACGTGAGGCTATACAACGTGAAGTTAAAGGCATGGGCGAAAGCTATGATGCACTTATCACCAAAAGGGTTATCAATTCAGCGTTAGAGGGCGAGTCATGGGCTATGAAGCTTGTGTATGGATACTTAGACGGAAAGCCAATACAACAGATCGGAGGTATAGAGGATGGAGAGCCTATCAAGATTATGTTCTCTGAGATGTTCAAGAAATAATGCTAGAACCACATGACAAACAAGCGGAGGTGATCCAGTCTCATGCTAGATTCAAAGTGATACGTGCAGGGCGTAGGTCAGGAAAGTCTACTCTTGAACTAGAGGAGATGGCTTTTGAGGCAGTAGAGGAGGGTGACAGGAACATCTTTTATATTTGTCCTACTCAACGCCAAGCCAGAGCTATCATATGGGAAGCACTAAAGACAAGACTCGCTAATGTTGGAAAGCCTAACGAGTCACGGCTGGAGATGGAAGTACCCTCACAAGATGGGGGATTTTCTACTATCTACGTTTCAGGTTGGGAAAACAGAGAGAACTTTCGAGGTATGAAAGCTCACCTGATTGTATTTGATGAGCTTGATACTATGAGAGATTTCTTCATAGGCTGGCAAGAGATATTCAGACCTGCGCTAACGGACACAGGAGGTAAAGCTACTTTCATTGGTACACCTAAGAAAGAGAACCCTAACCTTAAAAGACTAGAAAAGGTGGCAGAGGTTGATTCCGATTATGAGGCATTCCATTTCACTACAGCCGATAATCCATATATACCAGAGTTAGAGATAAAAAAGGCAGAGAAAGAACTTGATTACGATACCTATAAACAAGAGTACCTAGCGGAATATGTAGAACACCAAGGGGCACTATTCAATTTCTCAGCTCTCGTTGATGTATTCACCAACACACTCACCAAGGTAGATGCCAAGTACTTATCAGTAGATATAGCCGATGATGGATCAGACAAGACTATCTTCTCATTCTGGGAAGGACTAGAGGAATACCGGAGAGAATCATACGAGCGATTGAATACTGAAACGATAATCGCAAAGATACGTGAATACACTGCGCAAGACCAGATACCATATTCGCAAGTAATTGTAGATGCCATAGGTGTTGGAGCAGGGGTAGCATCAAGTTCTCTATTAGATGGGATCATAGGCTACAAAAGCTCATACAGTGCTATCAAAACAGACCTGGACATTGTAAGGATCCCTAACTTGCTACATACCTCAGAAGCTCCACTTACCACAGAATACAGAAACCTACGATCGCAGTGCGTTTTTGAGCTTGCTAGGCTAGTAAATAACCACAAGGTAGCTTCCAGAGTAACAGGTAGAGATAAGGAGGTACTAATTGAAGAACTTGCAGCATATCAGGACGTTTCCAAAGGTGACGGCAAAAGAATGGCTACTGCAAAAGATGATGTAAAGGCTAGTATCGGTAGAAGCCCGGATGCCTCTGATACATGGTTGATGCGTATGTACTTCTTTATTAAAGAGCGTATGTCACCAGTACAATCAGAGCAACAAGCACAGATAGTGCAAACACAGCAGAATATGTTTGCAAAAAGGAGGCGTGAAACATCATCAAACAGTAGTCGGTAATTTACAAATTAGATATATACTGTATAATTAGTACATTAAAGTATCAAATAAGAGCGGTGGGTTTTTTAACATATGTCATCAATAAATGGAAAGCAATACGCAAACATAACAGCATCGGCGCAAATCAAGACAGGCCAAGGAGAGGTATCAGGAATAGTAGTGAACTCACATAGCTCAGGAACTTTCAGGTTAAATGACGGATTAAGTGGCACAACAAGCGCAGGAGTAAAGGCTACCGGCACTATTACCGCATCAGGTGTATTCTCTAATGGAGAAATAATTACTATCGGTGACGTTGTATATACAATGCTTACCGTAATGGTAAACACAGCCGCTAATAACATTCTTATCGGTGCAAGTGCCGCAGCATCTCTTGATAATATCAAACAAGCAGTCAACCAAGGAGACACAGAAGGAGCAGGAGAAGGGGAGGGGACTAACTACTCAACAGGAACAGTACCTAATCCTAAAGTTACCGCAACTACAAATACAGATACGACACAGGTTGTTGAAGCACGACACATAGGCACAGCAAGCAACGCTATCGTAACTACAGAAACAGGTGCTAATTCAGCATGGGGAGCAGCTACTCTTGCATCAGGCGCAGAGTCTTCTCTTTTGGTCACAAACACCTTTACCCTAGCAGCAGGATCACAGGTCGTATTATTCCCTGCTCCTATTAGTTTCTCAGCAGGTCTGTATCTTACAATAGGAGGTACAGCAGATTACACAGTCATCTATAGCTAAAATTACTTATGACTACTAAAGAAACAGTAGGAGAGATCGCAATGAGGATGGAACGGGACTTTATATCTGGTGAAGGGGTTTTGATGTCTCGATATGTGCGAACAGACCTCTACGACGACATAAACAAGATTTATGCCTATCTCAACAGCAAGCATGTCTCAGGAGAGACTGACTCAATGGGTAGAGAAAAGCCTTTTTTCAACATTGTACTTGCTTCACGCAATATCTATTTCAGGGCAACGGATAGAGATCGAAAGAACGTAAAGCTACGACCGAAACGAGCTAGGGACATACTAGGAGCGTTTCTTCTTGACGTACACCTGCAGAACTGGATGAACGAGAACAGATTCGGCGTGTTCTTAAACATATGGGGGCTAGAGATGTCTGGGTTCAATTCATCGGTAGTAAAGTTTATAGAGAAAGATGGAGACCTAATACCCTCAGTCATCCCATGGTCAGGTATTATCTGTGATCAAGTAAACTTTAAGAGAAACCCAAAGATTGAAATACTGGAGCTATTGGAATCAGAGCTACATGATCGAGGTTATAATAAAGAAGCTGTGGAGAACCTCATTGGTGCTAAAAAGGCTAGAGAGCTGACAAACAAAGAAAAAAAAGACAGTAAAAGCGACTACTACAAGATCTACGAGATTCATGGAGTATTTCCACTCTCTGATATTACTGATGAGGAGAAAGACGATAATACGTTTGTACAACAGATGCACATTACTTCTTTCCTAGAGAGTGGAAAGAATGAAGTAAAAGAATTTACTCTGTTTCGAGGTCGTGAGGAGAAAGATCCGTACATGCTCACTTCATTGATTCCATCAGACGATGGCTCTATATCGCTAGATGGCTCAGTAAAGAACCTATTTGATGCCCAGTGGATGGAGAACCACACCAAAAAGGCTATCAAGGATCAACTCGACCTCTCAAGTAAGCTCATTTTCCAGACCTCCGACGGTAACTATGTGGGGCAGAACGCATTAAATGCTATCGAGAACGGTGACATAATGATCCATGCAATTAATCAGCCTCTTACTCAACTACAGAACAACTCTCACGATATAACTGCATTGCAGAACTTTGGGGCAGAGTGGAAGCAACTATCTAGTGAATTGAATGGAATCAGTGGAGCAATGCTTGGTGAAGTACCAAAGTCCGGTACAGCATGGAGGCAAACAGAGGCAGTACTAGCCGAGTCACACTCACTGTTCGAGATAATGGGAGAGAATAAAGATCTGGCTATCGAGGATATGCTTGTTGAATATATACTACCTTTCCTGCTCAAGAAAATGAATAATGCAGACGAGATTGCTGCAACACTAGAGGATCACGACATACAGCGCATTGATAAGCAGTATGTACCGATTGAAGCATCGAAACGACTAGCAAAGAAAGTAATTGATCGGATTATAGAAACAGGAGAAGTACCCGAGCTAGACTCAGAGGACTTTGACAAAGAAGAAGCCGGAGTACGTGCAGAATTAGAGCAGCAGGGGAACAACCGTTTCTTTGTACCCGGAGACTTGCCAGATGCAACATGGAAAGAGCTATTCAAAGACCTGCATACTAAAGTAGAGATAGTGAACGATGAATCATCTAATACACAGGAAATGTTCACCACTCTCAATACAGCACTACAGACCGTAGCTAACCCTAACTTTGCAAACAATCCTAAAGCGCAGTTCATTGTAGACAAGATACTGACAAAGACAGGACACATCAGCCCAATGGAACTTGCAGCGATTCCCCAACCACAACCTACACCGGAACAACCAACTAATATCCCTACGGCGGTATAAGGTCGATATTGGCAAATTAACAACTAATTAACAGCTAATTAACAAATAATATTATGGCGGATAAAGAAAATATGATGTTCAATGATATAGAAATTGATCTTATCAAAGAAGCATTTTGCGAGAACGAGGAGCTATTAAAGTCAATGCGTAAACTAATGTTTGGCGCACCAGTATCAGAAGAAGAAAAGCGAGTAATTAAAGAAACCTTTGCAAATAAAGCATTACTAGAGGCAGTACGTCACAAGACATACGGAACAAACAACTTTGATACCCCTATTGGTCAGCTATCTGACTTCTGGATGGGTGCTGAGTCTCAAGTATTCGGACAGAGTCGTGACACTATCGAACAAGCGGTACAGTCTAAGGCTCAAGTACTAGGGATGTTTACAAACGCATTTCTATCCCTAGAAGACCCAGACAGGACTATGCCATCCATATACTTTGCACCATCAGAAACAGATACTCTACAAATCAGGCTTATCGCTAGGAACCTTTACATGAAAGCAATTGACACCGCACTACTGTCTTTGCTCACTATTGGAGGTAAAAAGGGCGAAACTATAGAGGAAACTACAAAGCGATTACAGCGAGATTCGTCCAAGTAATTTACACACTCATTATTTAAAGGTATAATATAAATACCTCAAGAAACCTAACTTTGTAAAATAGGGCTAACTAGAACATCACTATGCCAAACGATGAAATTACTCCAGAACTGGAACTGGACGATAATGAAACCCCAGAGGACGAGTCAACCGATGATTCAGTTGACGACTCCGACACACTAGAAGATGAGACTGACTACAAAGCAGAGTTTCTCAAGCAGAAGGCGATCAACAAGCGCATCAGCGAGCGCAACAAAGCCTCTGTAAAAACAGAAGACACTGAATCAATGCACTCTATAAGTCAAAAAGACTTATACGCATTAAGTCAGGCTAACGTAAATATTGATGATTTTGATGAGGTTATAGAATATGCCAAATTCAAGAACATTACAGTTATGGAAGTACTCAACAATGATGTGATGAAAACTACTCTTGCGAATAAGTCTGCATTTAGAAAGACAGCAGAAGCATCAAACACTGGGTCAACTAAGAAAGGTAGCTCCAAAGTATCAGATAGTACATTGGAAGAAAACCTATCCAAAGGGATCATACCTGAAAAGGGCAGTGATGAAGCTGAACGACTTTTCTACCTAAGACGAGGCGGAAAGAGATAGTACCGGCGGGAATATTATTTTCCTAAACGTATTAAAATTATGTCCACCCAATCAACATATGGAGCACGAGACTCCTATTTCATGTCACAGTACGACATCGTACTTCGAAAAGCAGCAGTAACAGAAAAGATCTGCTCAGTAGACAACTCAGATTCAAAGCGAATCCAGAACCCTTTCGGTTCACAGCCAACAGCCACAATCCAAGCAGTAGCAGGTACTTACACTGTATCAGCATGGACAGTAACAGATGATGCACTAACCGTAACAGATGAGGTTATTTACTCAGAGCATATCTTCGCTCATGAGGATTACTTCGCAAAGTTCGATATCTCAGCATCTCGACTAGACAACCTCATGTACTCAGTAGCTTACGGAGTAGATTACTTTGTACTCAACAATCTCTGTGAAGACGCTACTGGTACTTACACCACACCAGCAGGAGGGTTCACAACCGCAGCAAACATCAACACAATCATGGCTAACCTTATTTCTAAGGTTGCAGGTTACGAAAACACATACGGAACATTTCTCGTTATTGAGAACACGGACCTAGTCGGTTTTGCAATCGCAGGAGCGACTAATGGTTTCTCTGTAGCTGATTCAAACCTAAACAACGGATTTATGAACAACTGGATGGGTACTGACATTTATGTAGTACGTTCTGGAACATTCGTAGATGCAACAATCGGAACAACCACAGTGACCAACGATGGGCACCGAGTATTCGGAGCTAACAAGGTTGCAACCTACGCTTCACCACGTGGAATGAACTTCGAGGAGAAGTCAGTCACATTGAAGACAGGAAAGGAAATCGTAGTGTTCGCACTCATCGGTTTCAAGCTATGGGCGCAGAAAGCTGCTCTCGTAGTAGACATAACTCTTGCATAGTCACGCCTCTAATAATAGGCGGAATTATTAGACCCCTGATGATGGGGGTTCGGGGTTATCCCGCCGGTAGCCTCGAACTTCCCTCATCAGGTATTAAACAAACAAACACATGACGAAAGAAGATATTAAAAAAGAAGACGACGAAATTACAGTTGGAGATACATTGTCGCTACGTCCAAAGGAGTTACCTTTAGTAGTAAATCTGCCAAAAGGTGCTAGTGACGCTCAAGTAGCCTATGCAAAGATTCTCAATGCGTATGCCTACCAGAACCCAACAAAGTGGGAGCAGAAAAAAGACGACAAGACTGTAAATGGAGCAGTGGTAAAGGGATTCATCACTAAGCTAAAAGAGCTTAAAGGAGCACCTGCACCAAAGAAAGAAAGCAAGTTGAAGATTAACAACAGCGTTGTATAAGCAACTAACCAGAATAAAATTATGGCACTAACAAACACATCACCAGACTTGGAGGGATTCCACTTGCAAACATTGGTACTTACACCCGATGCAGCAGGAACTTCTGTAAACAGCATTCACCCTTATGCTAAGGTAGTATCACTCGGAGCAAACGTATCTGGAGTGACAGACTTCACCGTACTACCATCACTTGCTCTTGTCCCTAATGGTCACATCATCACGATCATCGCAGGAGCAGCAAACTCAGAGCTACGAACTCCAGCTGCATCAGCAGAGGAGATCAACTCAGAGGATTGTGACGGAACAAAGGAAGCACTTTTGACCGCTACGAACATCTACACAGTAACCAAGATCGACAACACAATCGGCTGGATGCTAGAAGGACGTACAGCAATCGGAGCATTTCAAACAGCAATCGTACCTGACTAAGGTATTGACTCTGGTCCTTTATGGGACTGGAGATTAGTACATTAGTCACTAATTTATATAAACATGGTATTCAGCGAAAACACCAACAACTCAGGGATAGTCGAACAAACACGGGACATGATGCGTGTTGATTCTAATCAGTGGGCAACCTCTAAGATCGTGAACTCTTGCAATAACTGGCTAGATACTATTGTTGGTTTTGCCTTATTCAAGGATAAGCGTTTTCAGTGGGACGACACAAATCATAGTGCCTTGCCAGAGGGAACTACAGATCTTGTATTGAATCAATCAGACTTTTCATTTCTAGTAGACGGTCAAGGGAATGGAATAATCACCCTGCTGGGTATCTCTGTACTGGATGGTGGGGTGTACAAGCCGCTAGAACCAGTTGATCGTAGTGATCCAGACTACAATGCAGAACAATTCGGAGTGGAGACAGGAGTACCCACACAATACGACAAGATTGCTGACAATATCGTAAGGCTTAATAAAGTAGTAGGATCAACAGTGACTGCGGGGCTCAAATTCTTCTTTCAGAGGTCGCCTTCTTACTTTGTGGTATCTGATACCACTAAAGAACCCGGAGTCGCTACACCGCTTCACAGGGGCTTTGTAATAGCGTCTGCATACGATGGAGCTTTGACACTAGGGCTCAATAACCTACAGGCTCTCTCAGTGGAGCTACAAAAAGAGAACGACAAGATGGAAACGTACTTTGCAGACAGAAATAACGACGAAGTACGCAGAATGTCTCCACGAGTGGAGAGTAACCGATAATATGGCAATCACTAACACTACAAAACCATCAACGACACTTGCGAATGTTGCCAAGGTATCTAGTGGCGAGTCATGGGCATCTGTTACGACTACATGGGCTACTGAAACTCGAAGCTGGGATGCAATTTCAAAGCTAATAACTAATCAGGCAAGGGAATCGTCTACTATCACTAATACAGCGAAAATATAATATGGCAAATATAACCATAATTACAGGGTCAGACCTTATCTCCGACAGTAGGACTGATATCAATAATAACTATGCAAATCTGAACTCAGATAAGATCGAGACAAGCACCCTTGATACAGATAACACTCTTTCTGCGAATCTTGATACCAATATAGTGTCACAGAAAGCAATAAAAGCCTTTGTAGAGGCTAACGTGAACCCAACGGGAGCTAGTTGGAACGAGTACGCCGTAGCAGACAGTGGATCAGATGCCTACGCCATTACGGTTGCAGGTATTTCAGCATATGTAGCAGGGCAAACGTTCAAATTCAAGGCTGATATAGCGAATACAGGGGCTTGTACGCTTAATGTGAATGCAATTGGGGCAAAGAGTATTTACAAAGATGTCTCAAGTGAAATTGCTACTGGGGATATCCTATTGGATCAAGTTGTAACAGCAACATATGACGGTACTAACTTCCAACTACTCACACCGTCAAAAGTATTACCTGTAACTCAATTACTAACTGCCACAGCGGTAGGAGGCAGAACCACACAATTTGATATAACAAATACAGTAGGATCAACATACCGTTATACTTACGACAGTACAGGTACAGATCCTAGTTTCAGTGCAGCAAATTACCCTATCGGTACAGTTGTAGACTTCGAAGCGCAGAATTTTAACGCTGCAAATAATGGAGAGTTTACAGTAACAGGTTCAGGAGCTAATTACATTGAGATTACAAACAGCTCAGGGGTTGCAGAGAATAATAAAACAATAGGAACTGGGTATATCTCAAAAGCACAGACATATACAAAGACAACTGGACTTGTATATGCAGTTGTAGAAGTGATTGGCGGTGGCGGAGGTGGCGGAGGTAGCTCTGATACTGATTCAAGTGGTGACTATGGTTCAGGTGGTGGAGGTGGTGGGTATTCAAAGAAAATGCTTGTGTCTTCTGCTATTGGATCGACAGAGATTGTATTTGTTGGAAACGGGGGATGGGCAGGCTTATCTAATGGAGGGGCAGGAGCGGATGCTGCCCCGTCAAAGTTTGGAACATTGGCTACTGCTACTGGTGGCGGAGGTGGCGGTAATGATGGAAGTGCAGGGGGTGCAGGGGGAGCAGGTGCAGGGGGAGATATAAACGTACAAGGCTCTCCGGGCATTTATGGCGGTGGGGGCGCTTCTGTTAGTGGGCCAGGAGGCAGTTCATTTTATGGCGGTGGGGGCGCTTCTGTTAGTAGTAATTTCCCAGGAATTGCAGGGCAAGACGATACTGGTGGCGGAGGAGGTGGCGGTGGAGCAAATAACTTGTCAGGGCAAACAGGGGGCGCAGGAGGCTCGGGAGTAGTAATAATCACGGAACACTTTTAATATGGCAAAACAAGGTAAAAAAAGAATAGAAGATAATCAAAGATATCAGGTTAACCCTAACGGATGCTGGGATTATCTGATGTCTTTAGATGGTCATGGGTATGGTCAGTATTCTTTCTATGGTGGTAAGGGAAAATACATAACAAAAAAAGCACATAGATATTTCTTTGAGAAGTTTGGCGGTGTAATACCCACAGGGGAACAATTAGACCATCTATGTAGGAACAGAAAGTGTGTAAACCCAGATCATTTAGAAGTTGTAACGGTCAAAGAAAACATAAGACGAGGACTAGTTACTAGATTAAGTGACGAGGATGTTGCAAATATAAGGTCTGAATACTCAGAGGGTGCGAAACAGCTATTGCTTGCCAATAAGTTTAGTGTGGGTCAAGATCATATTAGTCGTATTGTAAATAATTTAGTTTGTGTATAGCTTATGGCATCAAAACAGCAAGAAATAACAGTGAATAACTTCTTCGGAGGGATATCAGATGATCCTAGAGCTGTTTCTGCGAGCGAGTTTATTCTTGCAAAGCACTTTGACATCTTTTCCAACCCCAAAAGGTTGACTCCTTATCGTTCTTTCGAAGCTGATACCAATGATGGCTCTAGCTCAACAGGAATGAAGCAATATGCAGTCAAAGACTTTCTCTTTGCCTCAGAATCAGCAAAGCTCTATGGATTAGGGCAAACGGCAGGTGGGTTGACCAAGATCGTACAGAAAGCCGACGCAACTACAGGCAATTGGTCACTTCCAGCCAACTCAGAGGGTAACGGAGCCATATTGAATGGCTGTTTTGCAGAATATAAGGATTATCTATGGGGATTTCAAGGCACTACACAAGTATGGAAGTGGGGGCTACTCTCAGGAACACCAACCATTACCGATTCAGCAGGAACAATAGGAGCAATTTATAATACAGTCACAGCTATCGCAGTAAACACAGGAGGCACTGGATATAACATCAATGATGTACTTACTCTCACAGAGGGGGCCAATACAGCAACTTGTATCGTCACAGCAGTCTCAGCCGGAGCAGTAACCGCAGTAACACTCCTAGAACCCGGATCAAACTACACAACAGGCTCTAAAGCCACCACGGTAGCTCCTGTGGGTGGAATCAACTGTACTATTACTGTCTCAACGAGAGGAGACATCAACGAAACAATCACCTCAGTAGCGCAGGGAGTAATCGGGCGAGATGATAACCTATATTTGCCATATAACAACATCCTAGTACGTGTATATCCATCAGGAACAGTGCAGGATCAGGCTCTCAAGCTACCAACGACACTTAAAATCACCTCGATAACCAACTACGGTAACTATCTAGCAATCGGATGTTCTCCAAAGTCAGTATACAAGGGAGTATCTAAGGTATTTCTATGGAACTTCACCTCACCAGACATTCAAGAGGTAATTGACTGGGGAGAGGGTGAATTGCGAGTGCTTGAAACCATCGAGGGTATTCTAGTGGGAGTCACAGACCGATATTTGAATAACGCAGTGGGGGCAGGTAAAGGGTCAATGATTATCCAAGGATATCAAGGTGGTACACCACAAGTACTCAAAGAAGTGTTCACACGGAAGCTCAACGGTATTGTCATGCCACTTTATAAGGTAGTGCGAAACAATCGAGTGTTCTTTGTCGCAAAGATTATGACTAATGATGCAGGTACGACATACGAGGAGGGTGTGTGGTCATTCGGACGTAAAAACTCAGGCTATCCGTTCGCTCTCAACCTTGATTACATTGATGAGAACGTCAGCACATCGGGTATACAATCTTTTGGTGCAGCAGGTAATTACTTCTTTATCTCTCATTCCCTAGATGGTTCCATAGATAAGATCAACGATGCAGCTACCTATGCTTTTGATTCAGTGTATAACAGTCAGATCGTAAACTTTGACGATGTAGACAATGACAAGCGACTCGATTCGCTCAAGGTTTCATTCAGACGATTGCTAAGTGGAGAGGTCCTCACTGCAAAGTACAGGGTTGATGGGAGCGCAACATGGGTGACAATCGGAACATTCAGTACGGTAGATACCATCTCTCACACCTTTGTACGAGAAGATACCGCAGATAAGGACTTTACCTCGGGACGTGAGTATGAGTTTCAACTAATCAGCACTGGAGGGCTAGAGATAACAGGATGGAGAGCGAAAGCCACTATCCTATCAAACATATAACATGGATAAGGATTTACAGGAACAAATCAACATCCTCCGGTCAGATCTGGATACACTCAGTAACGCCTACCACACCAACAACTTTTCTGCTCATCAGGATTTCAACAAAGCTTCTTCTTTTACTACCAAGCTACAAGTGCCCCACTATGATGCACTCCCGGTAGTCTGTGAATTATCAGAAGTAGTCGAGGTAGGAGGGAAATTATATATATGCGCTTCGTCGAATACTTGGCAGGTCGCAGGGACACAATCTTAATCAATAAAACTACTATGGCAACTAAAGCACAACGATCATCACAAGCACGAGCTTTTCGAAGGAAAGCAACAGGAACTTCCCGAGACGTAGGGGAGGGAGTTAAAGGTGGAGAGCGTTCTGCGCAGTCTAAGAAGTTCAACGAATCAAAGGCAACTCTTGAGAAAGATGGCATCCAGTCGTTTATGCAGGAGGCAAAGCCAATTAGTGTTTC